AAATCCCACTCATCAAGTATTGTAGGATTCATTACATTAATATGAGCAAGAACATCTGGGTCCAGTGTAACCTTACACAGTTGCACTATTAATTCCATTTCATACACTTCTGCATGCCTTTGGTACTGATTAAAATCTTTGGCTTTATAGTTATAATCTTGATTTAGGGGTGGATTCTCTTTATAAACTGATAAAATAAAGTTTGTAGCTCTAGTGTTATCTAAAACAGTAACAAACATCTGATTACCCCACAAAACACCATTGTTTTGACCTTGAGCTCTTTGTAACCAAAATGGTTTGTTAAACATTTGAGCATCACTTGAATTTAAAGAACCACTTGGTGCAGCGAAGTAAACACTGGAGGCTATGTTTTGAGCTCTTGGGGTTTCTCTAGTGGGGTTGTAAAAGTATCTTTCAGTTTCTTCTGGTATAGTATCTCCCATGGTTCCAGCTTTTGTAAAAGCATGTCTAACATATAACTGCTCTCGTCTACCACAGAAAAACATAGAATCTCCGTATGTTTCTTTAGCCATTTTTAAAAAATCTGGCCATTTTGATATAGAATTTGTGAGTTCTAATGGAACACCTGCTTTGTCTTCATAAAATGTTTTATTATTGACAGCACCTAAGCCCATATCACTCATGTCACCATCTTCAATATACACAGATTTTCGTTCTATTGGTGGACACTCGCCTGGTTGAAGGACTCTATCTGCACACGGTTTTGCAATATCCCAATATTCACCCCATGGTGGTGTGCATCCGACTATAAACACCTGGTTCTGTTTAGGGTCAAAACCTACATTTAATCTATTATCGTCTTCCTGAGCTGGAGGATAAGCATTGGGATTTTCAACATCTGAGTATTTATTGAAATAAGGATGACCACTAACACTGATTCCTAAAGGACCTCCCCTACTAACTTCTAATCCTTTGAGCCTCCACACTAAGCGCTCTCGTTCAGGGTTATAAATATCTGGGTCAATTAAAGCAAATTTGTTAGGATCAGGTAATTTAACTCTGAACACTCTAAATTGTTGTGCAGAGACTTTGGGAACAACCACTTCGTGCGTTACAGGTTTCAAAATTTCAAAGTTTGGGTGACCAACGGTAAGTAAGCGATCGGTAGCAGCATGAAAATAAATGTTAGTTTCAGTTACATATTCATCCGTTGATAAAACTCTGGCTACAGGTTTGCTTGGTGGTAGATAAAATTTTCCGTTTTCACGTAACCAAACAGCCATCTGTAAAATAATTAAAAATTGTCTGAGCGTTTTCTTTTCCGTCTAAGTAAACTGGGATGTAATGAGTAATCATCTGAATATAGATCAATTATTAAAGCTGGAGTAGTAGACGTTTCAATTGCAGGTTGTATTACAGAAGGTAGTTCCGAGGGATGAGGATACATAATAGTAATAGCCCTGGCATAATCATCAATAAAAACTTTCACGGGGGTGCCAGGAGGTAAAGTAGGTATTTGTATGATATCTCCTTCTTCGTTAGTAGAAGTTATAACAATGTGAGCATTATTAAAACTTTCTACAATTTCATCAATTAAATCTTCATCAGAATAAGAACTGTCTTCAAAAACTGGATTTATAAAAGTGTTATCTCCTAAGGCATTTATAGTAGTGCTTATATGTGAGGTATTTATTGGCTGCAATTCTATAGTGTCTATTGGTTCAATTTCTGAAATATCTTGATAAAAATGTACAGCTTGACCAAGCTGTAACCCACTTCTTGTAGTCATAGTGGATCTAACCCCTAATCTACTCACCCTAACTAAATTATCAGAAGTGACAGAATATTGGGGTCTATGCAACACCCGTATATTACTAAAATCTATATCAGGTGCTGCAGCCAATTCAGCTACATCTTCCTCAAACTGTAAGGTGACGTCAGGATCATAGGCGGGATTTTCAAATTGAAATCTTACCGCGCGGGAAACAGGCCCAAGGAATTCTGGGTTTTTTGTCAAAACTTGTTCAGTATAACGGTTATAAAATTGTCTGGCACGTCCTGCTAACCTGTTAAAAACCTGTGAGGGAGTACTTGTTTTAGGGCCTGGTTCTTCTATTTTCATTTCCTGTATTGTATTAAATGTTTCCAAAGGAATTTCCTCTACATCCCCAATAATATCACCATCGAATTGGGAGTCTATAAACACATTTATATCTGGATCTGGATGAGTTGTTGCTGAATAAACTGTTAAATGTGTAGATGTAGGTGTATTCTGGACATCTAGAGCGAAGCGTTTAGGTGGTGGAATTGGCTGCACATCTAACACAGCTACTGTTTCGTTAGCTGTTGTTATAATATTTGGATGGCCACTAGTAGCTGTCACATCCAACAGAGGGTCTCTTGCGGACACTATATCTATTTCTCCAGGACTTAAAGTAGATGTTCCTATGTCTATTACAGAAGGATCAGGTATACTTAAATCTGTTAATTCAATAACTGCTGTACCTGCTGGATCTGCAGTGTTTATTGGAAATATATCTGTGGGGATTATTGGCTCTGCAGGAACAGCAGGCCTAACAGGGATGTTACTAGGGGCAGGCCGTGTTGATGCACCAATAGGTCTATACCCCAAACTACCTCCCGACCCTTTTCCAGTTCCAATACCCAAACCACCCAAATAAATAAAACTGCCAAACCATTTTAACAGTCTATCCGCCCATGTGTCCCCTTCTATTTTTCGTCTAACATCTTCAGGACAATCACCAGTTCCACATTGTCTGTATATATCCTCTGCAGAAGCACGTTTATTTCTACCGACCCTATACATGTTTCATTTAATGCTATTACAAACTGTCAAGATTACCAAATACAATTGATGAGCCTTTAGGAGGACTAACAGTTCGTACAAAAGCATCCCTTTGCCCTGAACTAGAGAAAGCAAATATCATTCTACTTCTATTATGTTTTTCAGTGTCATCACCCACCCATTGCCAAATTGTACTAGATACTAAGTATAAATCTCTATATTTTTGACTAACTCTATATCTCCAGCACTTCAGGTTATTTGCATGACCTTGGACTAAAGCTATGTATGGGTCCCGAGCCTCCGCCTGTAGTAATCTAAGTCGAGACAGATGTCGTCTTTCAGGCGTTTGATGAGATCGTCCAACTTCCTCTGGACTTGGCGCTCCTCCTCCTGTGTCAACTCGTCGTCGTTTGTGGCGGGTGGTGGTGGAGGTGGGAGATTCTCTTTGTTGCTCTCCTCGTCCTCGTCGTCTTCCGGAAAGATGAGTGGTCGAGGAAGCAGTGGTCCGCTCATGCGTAGACCCACTGTTCTCTTCTTGTCGTCCAGTGATTTGCGTTGAAGATTGGGCGTTGGAGGAATCGCTGACCCACCCGGAGGAGTTCTTTGCAGACCGTGAGGAGCTAGTAACAGAGGCAGAAATTACAGTATTTTTAAATCTAACTGTCCATTGTCCAGAGAGTCCATATTTGACAGCGTCAGCGTCAAATATTGTAAAATAGGTCCTATCACCATTACGTTCTTCATAATAAATCCCATTATAATCAGCAGTTCCCCTTGCTTTTTGCCAAACATCGTTTTGGTCCAAATAATAAATCCAGTCCCAGCAAGGGTATGGAATAGCTTTATCAGAGTCATCATCAAACCATACTTCAATTTGAAATGGTCCTTTTTTAAAACACTGTTTTGGTTCAGTTTGTAAAACTAATTCTACACTAGTTTCAGTTAATGACCAGCTTTCGTTTGCAAACTCTGATTTGGAAAGGCTAGTTAATAATAACACCATTTTAATAGCTTGTTTAGCATTATTTTCTGAAACCTGAAGTGCTGGAGCTGGAAACAGTCCTAAATGTGTTTTACCCTCTTTTCTAATATAATACAAATATTCATTTTCCTTCTTAACTAAAGTCCAATGTTCAATTTGGGTTTGTAAATCTGTTGGATCATTTTCATAAATTGTCATTAGTCTTTCTTGTAGTGCAGCAAAACGCTCTGTCAGTGACTCGCGGTTCTCCATTTCCCTCTTCTTCTTGCAAATCTAATTGTCTGGCAAACTTTCTAAAAAAACATGTCCATTCAGCATCAGTTATTTCATATGTAGGAATACCATCATCATTAAAAGGCATCTTATTAGGAAATTCTAGACATTGCACTCTACTATGTAAATATTTTAGAGATACTTCTGCTTTAACATCCACATTAGTAGTTACCATTAATGGAGGTAATTTAAACTGTATTGGAGCTCTATGTTTCGCATCAACAGACATTAAATTACCATCTAACGCATTTCTCATATTTAGATCCATGTATTGCCACGCAGGATATGTCACATCATCCATAAAACCCACTTTAGCTTCTAACAAAGGTTGTAAAAAAAATTGTGAATTTCTGTTTAGCAAAGAAACTACTCGACCTCTGATAAAGTTCATAAATGAAAATGCAAAATAGGACTTTCCTGAATCAGGAGGCCCATAAATAACAAAGCAATTTTTTTTTGGTATACCTTGTAAAAATGTTCTTAAAATAATTAAAAATTGTAAAAAATTTACTTGTTGATATTTTAAAAAATTTACAATAGGTTTGTAATCTCCAGTAGTTTTACACCTATCACAGCAATCAAATATCCATTCAGCCATTGTCATATTTCTCATCTGCTGCCTTCTATATTGTTTAACCATATAACTACAATCTTTGACATACTTAACTTGGTTATTACTATTTAAGAATGCTGCTGCATTAGTGTCTGTGTCTGCACAAAGTGCATACTGATACGCAATTTCTGGTTCATCTGTTAAATCATTATCCCAAGCCCATTGAATCATATACGACAATTGAAAATTTTCTGCAGCAGCAGCCATCTGATGGTCAACTAACATTTGCTGTGCTAACCAATTTGGTGTAGTTCCAAAACTAAAACTGGCATTTGCAATACTCTTCTTATAAAAATACAATGCAGTAGCAACACTTTTAACTTTCGGTGGATCACATAATACTTGCCATTCATGGACATTCATCAAGTTACATATCAATTTTATTACAGTTTCTCTACTTTTGCTACTTTTAAACTCAACTAAGTATAGCCCTGAAAATCCGCTAATAATGACTTGAATAAAGTTACAGTGCTGTTGTAAAGTTATTTTGGAAGCCTCTAAAACCTCGTCCATAGCATTTAATACAACTATAACCCAACTTATATTACATGTTTTATCACTTTTAAAGTTTCTAACAAGTTCATTATAGGGCACTCCAAACAGATCTTTTATTTTAGCTAAAGCGGTTGCTTTTCTGTTGTTGCTTCTCAACAAATCCAGATTTGCTAATGCGGCGCCATTTTTTCCCGCCACATTTTCTGCATCTACAGTTTCAGAAGGTACCTGCTCAACAGTATTTTCAGCTTCATCTTCCTCTATGCCACTGTCCACAACAAACAATCTCCTTTTGCTGGGCTTCCGAGGAGAAATGGAAATCTCCTGCAGTTTTGGACTCAAATCAGCAATACTATGCTGTGGACTTACATACTTTCGTTTTAAAGCTTGTAAAGCTGTGTCACATTCCTCAGTAACTTGTTTGTTAAATAATGCCAGGGAATTTCCCTCATTCTCTGAGTCCACATCCCCATCGTCTATTAACTGTGAAATATTAGACCCATCAGTACTTTTTTCAAATATATCATCAAGGGCATCCAAGTCATCTACACATTCAGCTTCTTTTATAACAAACCATTCAGAATCATTAGTACCTTTATCTCCCATGTTGAACAGGTCCTCTTGAGCACCGAGGACAAATCAAAAGCAAGCCGCCAAGCAATAATTCTTCAAACAGGTGAATTGCAGGAGTAGTGGCTGCAACACAAAGCCTTACACCTGCATCACAGTAACAGCAAACAGTATCTACTTTATAAGTAGATCTGTCTTGCTCCTCCTCCGGTTCGCAATCTGGTGACAAGGACTCCTCACATAATAGATTATCAGGTAAAACAAGTTCACGTAAATCTAATTCAACATCACCAACACAAGGCTCCTTACCTATCATTCTTTAATAAAACAATCTCTACAAGGTCCTCTCCAAGTACCCCTAACTAATGCAAAAGATCCGTCTCTAACAATACAATCAAATTTTTCTGCAAGATCACAAAGTTTGTAACAATACTGACAACGGATTGGAATATCTTTCAAAGGTTTTTGCAGCAAAGATTCAATATGCACAGCATTTACAGTACATAAGCAGTAATTATTATATTCATAACTAGCAGAAGCACTTACACACTTTCTACAACAAACAAAAGGTATCTTATTTCTCCAAATAATGCACAATTTCTTTACATGAAAAGATGCAAGATCTTGCAAACCAGAGTAAAAACCACAAAATATACAAGGTAAAGATAAATCAAATAAAGAAATATTGTAGTAAGAACAAAAGTCATCAAGTCTAAGAGGAAACTGTTCAGCCATCAGAAGCAGAGAAATTGCTTAGAAACCACATCCCTTATATATGTACCTCTCCCGGTCATGTATTTCAGTAAGGAACAGTGATTGTTGCCAACTATCATTGTTAAAAGTATTTTGTACCACTCCCGGTACAAAGGCTGACTGCCAATAACGAAATCGGTTGCAGCCAATATTTTGACTCATAACTTTTGTTTGAACTTGTGCTCACCTGTATTTGATCCAAGCCCGACCGATACAGGTTGTAAACTTGCCTTTGGCGCCAAAAACAACCGAAAACGGTTTCCAATGTGCACAATCAGCAACTTAGATCTGTCCTTTTAGATATCCAGGTGCAAATGATATCTTGATCCAAACAAGATCTAAATAATTACCGGGGTGCGGTGAAAAAATATTTTGACCACGAGTCAGATTTTGCAAGTCAGCACCTTTATTATGCATTCCTGAGACAACAAGTATTAGCAGCTTTAATTTAATACATTTCACAGTTTAAACATCATTGAAATGTAACATATACAATTCACAGTATAGGTTTCACAGTGTACAGGAGCTTATTTACTGGTACGTTTGCGCTTTGCAGATCTTTTTGTTCCTGAATTTGCTGTTATGTTAGTCCTAACTCTTTTACGGCTTAAAATACCTGATTGATACAAAAACCGTCTGCCTAAAGAAGTCTGAGATAGCTCTGAGGTAAACTTTTCTGTAAGGTCTATTTCCCAAAACTTATATTTAGCGTAAGGGTCTACTTTTTCTTTATTAGTTTCTGCTGTTGGACATCTCGTCGCCCAGGATGTGATGTAGCGATAGGTGTCTTCAATACCCTGCGGAGGTGGAGGCACAAATGCCAAATCCCACTCATCAAGTATTGTAGGATTCATTACATTAATATGAGCAAGAACATCTGGGTCCAGTGTAACCTTACACAGTTGCACTATTAATTCCATTTCATACACTTCTGCATGCCTTTGGTACCTGTCT